GAGGTTGGCTTTGTACTTGTTCATAGGTACGCTCTTGGTGCGGGGCTCACCCCATCTCCACCCCTCATCGCGCATCTCTTCGTATGCCTCATCGGCTCTGTCAAATGTGTTCATGATGTTATGTTTTGTAGTATTTGTTGTGCTTTGTCCACAGCATAAGCACGTTGCTGTGTGTATGTACCCGCCACTTGTGGGGCAGGTAGAGACTCAAGAAGGCATACGGGCGTTATTTGATACGTCTGCTCACCTCTTTGGATAGCATCTGCTATCGCTTGTGTGTGTCTGTTTGTGTCTTGTAATGTCATAATTTTAATCTATGATTAGAGATAGTATAAAAACGATTGATACGTTTACGATTAGTGTTAAAAAAAAGAGTGTCAACATGATTATCCGATTAAGTCCTCAAGCGTCATTTGGTCATCACACGTTAGTGCGTCCCACTCGCTTGTGGTGGTTGCTTGGTTAAACGTTAAGCCGTCAAAGAGGCTTCTCATAGCCTCCATACGGAGGTCGTGTGCTAATGCACTTGTCTTGATATTTTCCATGATGTATGGGTTTAAATGGTTTGTAAAATTGATGGTACTAATATGGTTTGTATTATATATCTTCATAAATGAAGAGATATATAATACTAAACCTTATAAGAGTTAGAAGGGAGCAATCGACTCTTCAAACTCAGCAATCGCAAGTGCCTCTGCATCTGCCAGACGCTTGGTGCGAAGTTTTGCCATTGCCATTTCGACTGACTCTCCTTCGGAGAGCGTGTACACCTCCTTGCGGGGCGCTTGGTAGCTCTTCTCGGCCTTAGGCTTTAAGTACGTAGTACTTACGTTGTCCTTAGCTTGTTGACGCTCCAACTTCTCGTTGCTCGTCTTGGGCCTACCTGCCGATGCCTTACGTGCTAACACGTTGGCCTTGCTCTTGCTCTTGGCTTTAGCCTTCGGCTTAGCCTTTGCTTTAGCCTTTGGCTTCGGTGCAACCTTCGGTTCAGGCAGTAGAGAGACCGCCTCCATCAACTCCTGAAGGAGTCGTACGGCGTTCGCTTTACGCTCGGCTGTTGGGTTGTACTTAGCTTGGTTAACTGCCTTACGGCAGTCTTTGATGTTAATGTCTTTAGACATGATGTATATGGTTTGTGATTTGGCGACATTGCCGAATCGATGCAACAAAGATAAGGATAACATTTGCAAGTTTCGACACGACATTGAAAAATAATTTGTAAGAGACTGAACACCAACAAGATACAATCGTAATTTAGAATGAGTCTAAATAAGGAGAGAGGTGGCCAACACGTGTGCGAAGGTGTATGCGTGTGTGCGTAGTGTGAACCCGTATCGTGTGTGTGTATGTGATGTGTATATGCGTATGGGTGTCTGTCCCGCGCTTGCGTAGAGCGAGTTGCGTGTGTTCACCTAACGCGGTTGTGCACGTATGTAGGCGTAATGCACACATTTGCAGGCATGTACGTAGCGTTTGACCTGCGATTGCGAGGAAAAAGCTAAAAAGTTACATTTGCTTTGCAAAAAAGGGCATTTTTGGGTGAAAAAACATCCGTTTTGGTTTGAGAAGTGTGACGCCGTATACTATATATAATCCCCATACTCTGTATTTCTGATCAAATTTTCAAAAATTTTTTTCGCGTATTCTCTTTCCTAAAACCCTAACCCGTTGAACAGCAGTTATTGAGAGGCGGTTATATAAAGCTTTAGTCTACTATTGACTTTTAAGATTTTTGTTTATACCTTTGCTATATATTGCTATTAAGATATTATTCTGAGTCTTTGTGGGTTTGTTTGTAGGGGAATAAGTAATCATAATAAGTATATATGTTTATATCAAAGGATAGCTATGCAAAAATGAGACTTATACGTAAATACAACATGGGTGGCGCCGTTCACGGTGACCCAAAAGACTCTAAGGCCAGCTTTCTAGATCGGGCTAGGAGAATAACCAATAGACCTCTAGATAAGTTTTCACAAATGGACCTTGGGTTAGACTTCGATCGTGTCAACGAGATGAGTGATGAGGAGATAGGCCAGTTGTTTGATCTAATCGGTTCCCTGGCTCCAGAACAGAAGGGTGATACGGAAGGTGTAGTGGGCAATATTACGAGTAACCTAGGTAATATTAAGGATACCCTACAGGGTTTGACGGAAAACTACGGTGTAAACGTCGAAGATATGCTTGACGGTGTTATAGATCATAACGATATGGGGTGGCTTAAGGGTGGTGCAATAAAAACAGCGGCTAAAGTTGCAGGTCTGTATTCTGGGGGTGGAGTTATCAAGCTATTAGCTAAGTAATAATTACTTATATTTGTAGCTGAATACTAAAAACAACCTCTATGCCCATTGTTGGAAACAAAAAGTACCGTTACACTAAAAAAGGGATAGCTGCCGCAAGGAGAGCTATGAAGAAGTATGCTGAGGGAGGCGGTCCTATTGTTGGAGATCTATTAGATACGTTAAAAGGATTCGGGAAAGAGGGTAATAGTTTTAGCTCGACTGGTTTCGACAGCTCCGAAGCTGCCGTTGCTGCTCTTGCTAAGGGTAAAGGCAAAATGAGAGACGCTAAAGCTCGAATGGCATCTGAAGGCGCCGAATCAAAGGCAGATAAGACACCATCTACCCCAGCGGATCCGTTTGGATTTGGTACTGGACGAGGATCTGGAATGGGAGGCTTAGAGTTTGGTATAGAGAAAAAGTTAGGTGTAGGCAAAAGAAAGAGTAATACTTCAGGGCAAAGAGATGACAGCTTTAGTAAGGATCTAGCAGATGAATTTGTTAGAGAAAATAGAGACGGGGGTTCCGCTAATGAGCCTACGAAATATGATGAAGAGGGAGATGAAATTTTTGACGACCCAGTGTTTGAGGACATAGAAGACGAGGAAGAGCAGGTAGATAAAAGAACCCAGAGGAGAGAAGCAAGACAGGAAGGACGAAGAGGACAGAAAAAAGCGGCATTCAAGAAAGCTGCGGGTAAGATAGGGGGGCTTATGAAAAAGTTTAGAGAAGGTTACGAAACTAGAACTCAAGAACAACCAGCATATAATAAAGCAAGAACATCTTACAGCTCATACGACGAAGGAGGAACGGTAGGGGAACCGAGTGGACCCCCATACGCTAAGTCAGGCCCAAGAGCTAATGTCCCTGAGGAGATTATTATATCGGGTATTAGGCGTTCTGGGGAAAAACCTTACACCCAACCGATAATAAAAGCGGTAAACGAAGTTAGAGTTATGGACACACCTAGTGTACCCTCTGTTAGAAGAAAACCTGTGTTTAGAAACCCGCTGAAGCCTATTGTAAAACCTACACAAGAATTTATAAATAGAAGATCAATACCCTCTGTTACAAGAAGTACCCTCCCTATTTTAAAACCTAGACCTTTTATTAAGGATAACCAATATATATACCCTAAGAAATAATGATGAAATTTAATCGCCCTAAAGGCATGGCAGGAATGATGTATGCTGAAGGTGGCAAAAACCCAGGAGAACCCAAAAGAGCCACTATGAGTGAGCAAGCTATTATAGATACAGGACAGGATGAGTTGGGATTCTTTGTTGTATACGAAACAGCAGGGGGAGATAAAGTAAGAGTAGCTGTACCTGAAAACTTTCAACCAGAAGGTAACGTTCAATATGATATTGTAGATTTTGGCGAAGGATTTAAGGTTGAGTTCCCTGATGACAGACAGAGAGAAGAGGCTTCTTCTGGGGGAGGCTTCGGACCTGAGGACGCACCAGGACAACGTGGAGATATGTTTGCTAAAGGTGGTTTAGTTGGTGGTCAAAAAAAATTAGACAAAAACAACGACGGTAAGATCAGCGGTGAAGACTTTAAGATTCTTCGTAGTATGATGAAAGGCGGTAAAATGAATTACGACCAAGGTGGTTTAGTTGGTGGAAACCCAATGCAGTTTGCGAGACTACAAAAACTTAAAGCTGGAAAGCTATTAGCATCAGAACATCCTGACACATTCGTAGACTCCCAAGATCCAGACGACATTGATACGCGTATTCAGTTTATTTATGAATCGGTTAATAGTAGAGGAGATGATGAGCCAACTAATGAAGAGAAAGCAGATATAGCCGCATTGGAAAGATTTGCAGAGCAAGATTATAGTTATAATGATGGTGGTAGAGTTGTTAGGTACGACGAAGGAGGCAAGATGCAACAGCAAGGTCCAGGCGGTCTCGTACCAGTAGGTGAAGGAGAGGTTCTTAAAGATCCTGACGGCAGAGCTTACGTTATGTTTGAGGATCCTAAAGGAGAGGGCTCTGTTAAAGTATACTCGCCCGACTACGGTTGGAACGAAGTTGAAGGTGTAACACAAAGAGACGCCCAGGGGATGGGACCGTTTACTGCTATACCTATGGATATGGATTACCCCGTAACCTTAAACGAAGAAACAGGAGAATATCAGCTTGATGCAGCGATGTACGACGAGCAGATGTCTAAAAGAATGGAGAGGGATCAACAAGCAAACCAGGGTTTTAGAGGCTCAATAAAGAGAGAGATAGAGAACCCAGGGTCTACGAAAAGTGATCGAGCTCCAGGCGGCGCTCCAGTTGGCGGTCTTTTAGAGCAGTTAAAACAAATGGGGCGAAGAAAAGCGAACAAAGGAATGCGCGTAATATACTAATAGATGGCAAACTTAAACGTAACGGTAACAGAAGAGTTAACTCTAAACGGGTCTGATAGGGGGTCTACCAACACTCTGTCCATAGCTTCTGTAACTCAGGTGTATCACAGGATAGTTACATGCCCTACGGGTGTTGATACCACAGTGGCTACTTTCCAAACGGCAACAAGTACTTCGGATAACGCTCTAGACCTAGAGGACGTAAAGTATATACGGGTAACGAATCTTAGTGCTTCTGATGTAAAACTTTCTCTTCAAGCTGCGGGTTCAGAAGATGGGAGTGCAAATATGTCAACATCCTTGCTTTTATCGGCAGGCATGACCTTTATTATGGGGGCCCCTCATGATGGTATAGCTATGGATGACGATGCAGCTACTCTTGTAACCGCTTTAATAGATTTAGAAAGCTTAATTATAAACGGACATGCAAGCGCTAACGCTAGTATAGAAGTATTTATAGCAAGCTAATATGAAACTTATAAAAAAAGGAGACCCCATTCATGTAACTGGGGATCACGATATCAGCGCTAAAGAAGCTAAGCTAAGGGAGAGAAGAGAAGAAATTAGAAAAAAGACTAAAGGGATCAATCCAATTACAAAAAAGAAAAAGAAATCAAGCAGTGTGTTAAACAGAATACGAAAGGCACGAGTAAGACACCTTTCAAAAAGGATTGAAAACCTCGATTCAAATTAATTAAAAAAAAATGAAACTAGAAGTAATACGGTTCAACAAAGGAAAGGACTCAACAAACGGAATATTATTTGATACAACAAATGAAAGAAAATTTTTATGCTATACTCTCGAAGATGAGAGCCGCACTGAAAAAGTGTGGGGAGAAACTTGTATACCTGAAGGAGAGTATTGTGTCGGTCTTAGGACAGTGGGGGGCCATCATGCTAAGTACTCTAAAAGGTTTGCTGACATCCATACGGGGATGCTTCACGTACTTGATGTACCTAATTTTAAATACATTCTTATTCATTGCGGCAATACTGACGAAGATACTGCGGGATGTTTACTCTTGGGTGACTCGCAAGAAAACAACAACATCAAAGAAAACGGATTTATCGGACGCTCCACGCAAGCCTACTACAGGGTCTACCAAGAAATCGCAGAAGCGCTCCAAAAAGAAGAAGAAGTAACTATAACGTATAGAGATTTCTCAAAGTCTATGATTTTAGATCCATTATCTTTATAGTATGTTAGGATTAGGATTGGGTATATCGAAAGGAACCGTGATTAAGGCGCAAACTACTATAGCTAGCTACGATTTTAACAGCGATACGGGATCTGGCAATTCTTCAGTTACTCTACCTACAAATTGGGCTAAAGCAGATAGTGGCAACTTTACTATGTACGGGAGTACAAACGACTCAGACCTAGCAGGAAGTCAAAATACGCAAGGATGGATTTTTGATACTGGCAAAACTGCGTCTAGTAATACTGGACCTATTGGCGGTCATGCTGGCGGAGTAGATTCAACTAGCGGAGCTTCTGATACTGGAAGCGGTCATAGATACCTTTCTTATGAAGCTACTGGAAATGGACACAATGCTTCAGCTATTGTGGCAGGGGCTATTAGAACTGAAGAGTTAGATTTTAGCAGTTATACTAATGTAACCATGACTCTTTGGTTTCATGCCTATGGGACGCATTTTGGTTCAACTGGAGGTGGAGGTATTGCTTTAACAGACAGCGCTACCTCTTCTAGCAGCGCCGATGAAGTTGCTTCTGGATTAGGATTTACTAGTGCTACTGCAGGAGGAGCTACAATAACATACACAGACTTGGGTGGGTCTTCTGTAAGTACAGTTAGATTGGGTCATGATGGACAGGTTCAAACATCAGGTCATGAGGACAGTGCAGCTACTGCAAATGAATGGATAAAAGCTGACGTTGATATATCTGCTGCAGCAGGCTCAAGTAGCGTATATGTTCATTTTGGTTTTTTTGCTACTGCAGGCTCTAGTTTTTTTGCGCAGGACTTAGGTATTGATAGTATTAAAATAGTGGGCAGTTAAAAACAATTTTAAGGTTACCCTTCTAAATTTCTATATACCCTTTGCACAAGAAGTCTGGCTTTTTGAGTTAGAGCGTATCTAACCCTGTAGTTAAACTTAGTTTCATCTCTAAATAGATGGTCTTCGTATGTGTCTGAGGGAGTCAACTTATCAAAGTGTTTATAAATATAACCGACTTTAACAAGAGGGTACACAATCCTTTCGGCTAGCTTTTTTCTACTCATATCGTAGTCTTCGGCTGCATAGTCTAAAGTCCAGAACTCTAAATCATATGCCCAAAGTATAAACATTAACTCTTTTTGGAATAGATCGTTGTTTTCCTGAGTTGATATCAATATGGACCTCAGATGTTTAAGGTAATTTCTTTTTACGTATCTTTCGTTTAGTTTAGAAGACTCTCTAAAAAGTTTCTTTTTAAGTACTTTGCTTTTAGGCATAAATTATATTATATTAGAACACAAAGATATGAAAGAAGAGAAGTTTTTGTTTGATATGCAACGTTTAGCATTAGAACTAGATAAAACTATAGATAATTATGATTTAAGAGATAAAACTATAAGTTTACTGGTTACTGGCATATTTGAAGAAACAGAAGAGGGGAATGTTAAAATAAAAGCTGTATATAGCTATAACATACAGAACAAAGAAGAACTAAACAGTATTATTGATTTTGTTAAAGAAACATGGACAGACCCTGACGATGATATAGATCTTAGCGGATTACTTGACGGAACGGGTATATTTTTAAATTAAATGGACGGACTTATTAGAAAAATTGTTGTTGGGAGAGATCCCAAAGAAGCAATGGCTTATTTTGTAGGAATGAGAGCAGGTGGCGGAAAGGTCAGCGCAATACTACATGATGATAGACACTTAGTTAAGTATGGTAAAAACAGATATCTTGTATACATGCAAGATGATGAAGGAGCTCAAACACTTTGGAAATCTATAGATAGTATGCCGTGTATGTTAGAATTTGATTGTAACTTCTGATGGGAAAAAGTAAAGGACTAGGTGATACCGTTGAACAAATAACAAGGATCACAAGAATAAAACAGTTTGTAGAAAAATACAACAAAGCGAGAGGCAAAGAGTGCGGATGCGCCAAACGTAAATCTAAATTAAATAAAATGTTTCCGTACAAGAACGATAATAATGAGGACATTTAATTTATTTGTAGTAAAGCTAGAAAAAACCACTAACGATACAATAACTACCGAAAGCGGTTTAGAGCTCATTATAGACACTAGGTTTGATGAGTTTAAACATCGAGTTACAGAAGGCCCCGTACTTGCAGTCCCTTTTAAGTATGACCACGGAGTGAAAGAAGGTGATACCTTATACTTTCACCACTTAGTCGTTATGAACGAAGGCCAGGTATTGACAGGAGAGGACAGCACATATGTTGTAAGATATGATCCAGAAAATGCGGTCAACAATCAAGCTATTGCATATAAGAGTCAAGAAGACGGAAAGATACACGCCTTAGCTGGATGGTGCCTTTTAGAAGCTGTAGAACAAGAAGAGCTAAAACTTACTTCGGATATTATAGAGGTAGTAGACAATGAAGAAAAGCTACCTACAAAAGGAAAGGTAGCATATCTATGCAAAGAGGCAGAAAGTTTTAATTTACAAGCTGGAGATGTTGTTGGGTTTAAAGAAAACAGAGACTATAGGATTCTTATAGACAACACAGAATATTATCGCACACGAGCAGAAGACCTTATGTATGTCGAAGAATAAATTTACCACAATAGGGGCCTCTCAAAGACTTATGTACAGCATGGAGGTTGCCATAGAGAATATGATTGAGGAAATAAAAAAGCCTGTTGACCCCGAAATAAACGGTAGTGCACGCAAGGCTGAGCTTCAGTCTATAAAACAAACTGCCACAGATTGTAAAGAGCTTATCATAGAACGACAAAGATTAGAGCAGATGGTAAAAGACTTAAAGACAAGCGGAGAGATAGGGGATGCAAAAGACTATTCTGGTGGTTTTGCTGAAAGGTTTTCTAAGTAATTTAGATCGTAATGAAAGACCCTGAGTATGACAGATGGCATAAGATCTTTAAAAGATACGGGTTAACTAAACAGGAATACAAAAACAAAAGAAAAAAGCAAGGTAACAAATGCTCTATATGTAAAAACGAACTCACAAGCCCCAAAGTGGATCATTGTCATAAAACAGGGAAGGTAAGAGACTTGCTTTGCCACAAATGCAATCTTCATCTTGGGTATGTTGAAAAAGGAATTAAATGCTGGGCGAAAGCATCAATGTATGTTTTAAGGCACAGAATAATGCATTTTTTTATTAAAAATAAGTAACTAACTTTACCGTATGAAAAATATTTTATTTGCTTTGTTTTTGTTTCCTGTAATTTCTTACTCTCAGTGTAATCAACACGTATTCACTTCAGTAGGTGCAGAGAAATGGACTAATTTTCAATACCAAGACTGTGATGGTGGATCCCATTACTTTGGGTTACCCGCAGGAGGATACACTGTAATCTTCTGCTCAGACATAGGAACCGCATTTGTTTTAAATGGGGACGGGTTTGTATACCCGCTCCTTACAGAGCACCCTAATTATGCTTCGTGCATACAGGCAGAGTCGTGCCCTGGAGACTTAGATGATAGCGGAACTGTAGATGTTCAGGATTTATTGTTATTTTTATCAAACTACGGTGTATGCGAAAACTAATATATCTATTAGCTTTATGGGTTCCAACGCTATCTGCGCAATGCGACGTAGCTATAAGTAGCTGGGATGCTGCATCAGGTGATATTGTTATTGAAGCTATTAATAGTGAAAATTGCGGGTGTAATGAATTTACATCTCAAGGCACTACTTGCGAGACTAGCCCAAACTCGCATATTAATAACAATACAACAGTATCTCATATAGTTTTAGGATTGCATGCAGAAGGGTTAGATTATAATTGGCTGGATTGTTTGACTGGCGTTAATCACCCAGGTTGGACTTTTAAAGTGTTTACTCTTTTCGGGAATCAGATACTAGAGAGTGGGGATACTTGGAGCGCTAATGTTTTTGATACAGGGGCAAGTACAAACGATTGTTGGGCAGAGATACTATCAAATGACACCCTATGTACTGAATTAGTTATATGGCAAATAAATTTATCTCGTACAGTATCTACCGAAGAAGGTGGCTGGGCGGTAAATGGAGGTGGTGCCACTCAAACTCAAAACTACCCTGATATAAATTTTACAAATAACTTTGCAATAAACTGCGCTCCTCCTGCGTGTGACACCGTGTATGTAGACGTTATTGAATATGTGGATGTTATTGAGTACCTTACGGACACTATAATAGAGTATGTAGATGTTGAATGGGTAACAACAGATACCATTTATATAAACTCGACAGATTATATATATGACACTATTGTATTAGTAGAAACAGATACGTTAGTAGAAACTGAATACATATATTTAACAGATACTATGTATACAGAAACCGTAGTATATGAATACATCTACGTATATAACACAGATACAATCACAGAGTACAACACAGAAACGGTATATATAGATTGTGATACAGGTGAGGAATGTGGCGGGCAATTTCCGTGTGATGAAACTTCTATATACGCACCCAATGTCGTAACTCCTAATGAAGATGGCTGGAACGATACCTGGAAGGTTATTTCAGACGGGGAATGTTGGTCGCAATGGGAGGTTCGTATTTATAATAGGTGGGGAGGGTTAGTTTGGATTAGCGCTTCTTCTTTAGATGAGTGGGACGCAGACGTTGCCACAGGAACATATGTTTATACAATAACTGCACACAGCGCTATAAACGCAAGTGTTTTTCAATTTAACGGAACAATAACTGTATTATATTAAATAAAATGGCTGAATATAAATGTAAGTGCAACGATAAGGTTGTAGATAAATCAGGAGTTACAATAAGGTATATCGAAGGACAAGGAGTGATACACGATATACAATGTGAGAAATGTGGTGATTATATGGATCTGTCTAACCCTAAGTCTGGCGCCCCTGGGTTTAGATCAAACAGATTTGGACAAACATTTTAATGAGTGTCTTACTAGATGTAAAAGAGTATGAAGAACCCGCTGTTAAAATTTGTCCCAACGGTACGGAAGGTGAAATTATTGAACTCAGTGGGGTACTCATTTGTCTTCCAAAAAGGCCCCCGAAAAAAGAAATTTTTGGATATAAAAAATCAGACTCTTTGCAAATGTGGGAAAGGGTACCTATGCCGAAGGAATTGCTTCGTGTTCATTCTATGGATGAGTGGGCGGAAATGCCAAGGGAGTTTAGAGCGAAGTTTCGCCCATATATCGAGGAAGAGTTTAGGCGTAGGCGTGAAGGTTTTTGGTTTTATAACAACGGTACAGCTACATATATTACGGGGCGGCACTACATGATGCTTCAGTGGACGAAGCTAGATATAGGTTACCCATATTTTTTAAATTTTCAACGTGAGATATTTTTACACATGGCTGCTTGCGAGGTTGATCCTCGTTGTATTGGTCAGCTTTATACTAAGTGCCGTCGTTCTGGCTATACCAATATATGCTCTGCTGTACTTGTGGATGAAGCTACGCAAGTTAAAGATAAACTGCTAGGTATACAATCTAAGACTGGTAAGGACGCACAAGAAAATATATTTATGAAGAAGGTGGTTTATATGTTTAGAAACTACCCATTCTTCTTTAAACCTATTCAAGACGGTACAACAAACCCTCGTATGGAGCTAGCTTTTAGAGAGCCATCCAAACGAATAACAAAAAAGAATAAAACCTCCCAAATGGGAGAAGCACTAAACTCTGTCATTAACTGGAAGAGCACGACAAATAACGCTTATGATGGAGAGAAGCTGCATATATTATATTTAGACGAAGCAGGAAAATGGGAAAAACCTACAGACATAAGAGAAGCTTGGAGGATTCAGAGGACGTGTTTGATCGTCGGAAGAAACGTAGTGGGAAAGGCACTGGTGGGAAGCACAGTAAATCCGATGGACAAAGGAGGTCAAGAGTACAAAGAACTATGGAGGGATTCAGACCCTTTGAAGAGGAATGAAAACGGAAGGACCAAAACAGGGTTGTATAGGATTTTTATGCCAGCTTATAATTCTTTGGAGGGCTTTTTTGATCTGTACGGAAACCCAGTCATAGATAATCCAGAAGAACCTATTCCAGGTATAGACGGTCACTCTGTTGATATTGGTGCAAAAACATATTTAAAAAATGAACGTAAATCTTTAAAGGATGATCCATCGCAACTAAATGAGGTGGTAAGGCAGTTCCCTTTTACTGAAGACGAAGCGTTTAGGGATAGTATAGAAGGAAGCCTGTTTAATATTGGAAAGATATATGAGCAGATAGAATACAACGAAGATTTATTTCCAAACCCTGTAGTACGAGGTAATTTTATATGGAAAGAAAAAGATAAAGAGGTTGCCTTTAGTCCAGACGTAAACGGTAGGTTTAATATCAGTTGGATGCCACCAGCAGATCAAAGAAACGTTATAAAGTTTGACAGGAATAAAAAAGTTGCCCCTAATCATTGGGGGTGTGGCGGAGTAGACTCTTACGACCTAGATGCCACGCTAGACGGAAGAGGATCTAAAGGCGCGTTACATATGTACAACAAATTTCATATAGAGCACCCCTCAAATATGTTTGTTGCTGAGTATGCTTCTCGTCCAGATTTAGCTAGAATATTTTATGAAGATGTTCTTATGTGTGCCTTCTTTTACGGGTATCCA